ACATTGCTGTAACAAAAACATAATTAGAATCAATAGTTAAACTGACTCCAGTAGCTGTAGCTGTTGCAGCTGCACTAAGAGTAATACGACTGTTGGTAGCATCCAGAGATGTGATAGTTGTACCAGTTGGTATACCAGAACCAGTTACAGGGGCTCCTACATATAGATCTGTATTATTGTTAATACTTTCAACTCGTCTATTACCGTTAGTAGTATTTCCTGTTCTAGGGATAGTACGAGAATCGTCTCCAATTATGAGAATAAAGCGTTCTGTGTCACTTCTGTTATAAACAAAGTACCAAGCTTCATCCCATTTACGAGTACCAACTAAGGTATTTGTACCTGCGTATTGAGTCAGAGTATCAACCCGTCTACAAGGTACAGATCCTAAACGTTTCTTTAGTCCTTCTACTAAATCACAGTTACCGTTTTCTAATACTTTAGAAAAACCAGGAAGTACAAAACTATCCGCTTGTTGATTTACCCCTTTATTAAGAGGACCAATTGTTTGGCTATAAAGTTCTCTTGCCATTAGCGATTAAGAATATCAGGACCAAAGGTTGTTATTACACGACCACCGTACATATCATCAGGGCCGCTAATAAAGTTATTATTCTCAGCCATATCTTCTGTTCGCTTTAATATTTTAAGTGCGTTCTCTTCATCATCAGCAGTATAACTTTCAATACTAGAAGAGGTTACTAATCTATTAGCATAGATCCTACCAGCTCGAATCATGATATAACGCTTACCAGTTTCAGGTACGCTATCCCAATCAAGTTCTTCTACTACTTCAGCAATAAGATCGCTAACACCACCAACAAGAGCTACACCTAAACTACCTCTTAAATCATAACTACTTTCTACTCGGTCGTATAGTTTAATCCCTCTTAAAACAAACCGTTGAGAAGGATAGGATATTGGATTAAATCTTACAGCAAGAGTATTGCTAGGAAGTGTTGAGTGTCCATTAGCGTCTAGTGGAATCTCTCTGTATATTCTTGAGTTCCAAGACCAACCTTCAGCTTGAATTTCTGTACTTATCTCATCAAGAGTCCTATCTGCTAACGCCACATCTCCTGTAAGAGGAGCAGTTAAACCGTTGACTGGTGCTTCTCCAACAATAGATAAAAGAGTATTGACTGCTTGTAATTTAGAAGTTGCCATATATGCACAAAAAAGAGGAAACTTTCGCCTCCTCTTATTGTATGCGGTTTTACCTTGTATTTACCAAGGGTTACCATCATGAAGTAGCGAGACTGCACAATCGGGACGGAGAATACCGTGACCGCAAGCGTAGCTAGCAACCATCATTGTGCTCTGAGTCATAGCTTTGTACTCAGAACCTGTCATCTGCATATTCAGATCTTTGAGAGCAACTGTACCGACTGCTTCTTTAGTGAAGCAAAGTCCGAACAAATTGGTAATAGTTGAAGTATTACCTTGCTCATCCTGGTAGTAATCATTAGTACCAGCTGCTGCAGATCCATCAGAACCGTCCTTAGCGTTGATGTAGTTAGGACGTTCACCACGAGTAGTAGCTGCTTGAGCACCCGTACCTGAGTATGACTGACCATAAGAAGCAGAGCCTAGATGGTTAGAAGTCCTAACATCAAAGCCAGCAACACTAAGAACACGGTTGCTCTTAAAGTCGCCGTTTGCTCCACCGCCTGCGTTCCAGTCAGTGTTGATTGCACGGTCAGAGTTGATGACGTCGTAGTAAGCACCTGGGCTTAGTACAACTGTACGACCATCCTTAGGTGCATCCTTCTCATCAAGTGCTTGACAAGCTTTGTAGAGGTTCTCAACAATCAGTTCACCTCTAGCGTTGCGGTTAGCAGCACCGTTGAGGTTAATAGCTGTGTATGAAGTACCACCAGGAAGCTTATTAAGTGTGAATAGACGCTCACCAACTGTAAATGTGGAGTTAGTACCAGTACCTATAGCACCGATTGGGTTAACAACAAATGTAGCTGCACCGTTAGTAGGAGCAGTAGTGATAACAGCATAAGCACCTGAGTCTTCACCGTAAACAGTCTTACCAACAGCCCAATCAGCTAGTTCAGCTGTCTGGAAGTTAGCAGAAATTGTAATGGTGTTAGTACTTACAGAAGCATATGTACCACTATTCAGCTGGAAGATCTTGCTATCCCAGTCATCAACACGGCCATCAGATTCTGAGGCAGTTTGAAGTACACGGACTAGGCGTTGATCGTAAGCCCTTGAGAGAGCACGGCCTAACTCTTTTGAGTATATAGACCTAACGTCCCAATGTAGTTTGGCTTCGTCAAGATCATAGATTGAAGCATCAGCAATGAGTAGATCGTCGATTGTAATAATCTTTGATCCTGTCATCCCTTTGTTACCTTGACCTGTGATCCAATCACCTGGCCTGTGATAACGACTTGAGAAGCGACCCGTAATTGGGAACTCAGCGGATTTACCTGAGGAGATGGTTCTCTTTTGAGTGAGATCCTTGAAAATAGTTTCCCTATTGAAGACCGTTAGGACTTCTCCAGAGAAGATTTTCATAAAATTAGCATTCTCCTTTTCATAGTTACCAGAGGCACTATTAGCGTTATATTGAACGCCATTAATACCACCTAACCTGGAGATGCTCGAAAAATCTGGCATCGAATTACTTGATTAAATGTTTAACGCTCAGTACACGACTGCTGGTAACTCCTCAGAGGCAACAATATTAATACTTAAGCTTCCTTAATATTAGCTTATCTAGGTGCTAATACGTCGCTACGAGAGACTTTATCTTCTACATCTTGAGTATAAGCAGTATCGTGTAGATACCTTGGATCATTCATAGCAGCTTCAACTTCTTGAACAGATCTAAATACATCACCAGAAGAGCCTAAGCTTCCTCCTAATAAATCAGGTTCACTACCCATAGCGTTTTGCCAAGCAAAGAACATTGACTGTACTGCGTTTCTAGCTCTAGTAAAATCTCCACTATTTACCTCACGGTTATAAGCAGTGAGTTCACCTTTATCAAGAGTGTTAACAGCCCAGTCTCTAACTTGATCTAGATTTTCTATTCCACCGATAGTCTCTACAACAGCTTCTTGATCTCCATCCGAGAGAGGTACATCCGGTACGTAGTTTGGGTCTTCTACCTCCTCCTCTTCTTCTGGCTCTTCATACTGTTCTCCTCTACGAATAGCTTCTAACTCTTCAGGGGTTACTTCTTCCCATCCTTCACCTGGATGTTCATCATGGATTTCATAACCCATCTGATCCAGTTGAGGTTTTATATCTGAAAAGTCTCCGTAATACTCCTCTCCTGATACCTCTTCTCCTTGATCCTCTTGAAGTTCACCTTGATCTTGAGCATCTTGATCTAGAAGAATCTGATCATCTTCAGAATAAGGGCCAGTTTCACCCTGACCATTATCTCCTTGTACTGTGATTTCCATTTACTATCCGATTCTTAGAGATAAATCACTAAGTATGGTAACTCTTTTTTGAGCTTTCGTCAGCTTTATAAACTGATCATAAGCAACAGGTCTTTCTTCCCTAAGCTGCTCAATCAGTAAGGAGTAGCGATCAGTAGGTCTTTCTGCTACTGGTTCTGGATCTTTAATATCAGGTAGGATCTCTTCAGTAATCACTACCTTAGGTACAGAGATCCTTTTAGGAGCCTTGGCCTTGCCCGACTGTGTCATTTTCTGCTTTAAGTAATGCAGCCTGCTTAGCTGGATCGTTTTGTGGATCTTGAGCTTGCTGCTGTTCCTGTGCCATCATAGCTTGCTGCTGCTGTTCTTGTGCTAACTGCTCATCAGACTTGATTAACTTGTAAATATCTAAACCATCAGAAGCGGCCAATCTAACAATAAGTTCTCTGTTATTAACGAATTGACTCATGATCTCTGGACCAAGTGTTTGAGCAAGAGTAGTAACAAACTCAATCAGCTTAGCTTTATCGTTTCCTCTACCAAGGGCATCTAAACCTGTTGTAATACGAGGTCTCACCACGTTGGCAGGAAGAGAAGGAAGACTACCTCTACGTTCCATCATTGCCATCTTGCGTCTAACCATTGGAAGCTGTAGTTCTACAGAAAGTATGGAGTAGACCCCACCTAATCCAGCTTCGAGCTCCTGTGCAACCATTCTGATCTCTTCTGCGGTGACTCGGTCCCGACCTTGAGTACCAGCTTGAATAGCACTATTAAGTAAGAAAGCAAAACTAAGTCTCTGCTCTATACGAGCTATGGTTTGTAGAGCTACAGATAAGTCTGCCTGTTTCTGCATCTGCAGCGGCGCTACATCGTTAACATTACCAGCCACAATTGAGCCATTATTAGCTCTTGCTAAAACATCTGGACGTGTAGTACCGTTTGGATTACAGAGGAAAATTATCTTAGCGGCTGCGGCTGATCCTTCGACAATCGCTTTTGAGAGATACTCCAAAGACTTAAGATCACCTAACAGCTCCTCACAGAACGAACGACCATAAGCTTCATGAGCTACACGAAAAAGTCTAAGAGCTATGAACGGGCATTTATCTATAGCAGCTGAACCAATTGGTCCTACTGGTTGACCGTAGGCTTCTTGTTGCCAGTTACATTTGTTTCCTTTGTAATCCCACTTGACATGGGTATATAAGAAAACAGTTTTATCAGTATTTTTACCTTCGTTATTCTTAGGAGCTATACCTGGAGGAAGTACTTCAGTACTAACTTCTTCTCTTATTACTATTTCAAGTATATTTCCCTCTGGATCTCTATTAAGAACAAAAGATTTAAGAGGATAAACTCTAGTACCGTTTTCAGCTACATATAGTACAGCGTTTCCACCAACAATAAGATGTTTAAGAGCTTCAAATAAAGCAGTCCTATCTCCTGATTCCTCTATATCTCTCATCACTGCTCTCTCCATTAGAGAAAGCTGCTGATCAAACTCTGATTGTAGTTCTTTATAGTTCTCAAGCTCTTGTTGGAGCTTAATATCATCTACAGAGAGCCTAAAAAATGCTTGGTTTGGAGGTAGAAGAGCAATTAAAAGTTTAGCTGCTAAATTGTTTACACCTCTGGCTCCCAAACCTTGGTATGTAGTTGTAATTTTTGTATAAAGATTCTTACCAGTACTCCTATCGTTATCAGTGATCAACGTAGGGAGTGTGTATTTAGCACACTCAATCGCTCGATCAAGATATATACTTTTTTCTGGCTCTAGAAATTGATATCTAGAAGCTGATGTTCCGGTTTTATTAGCCAACGTTCCCTCCTAATCCACTAGCACCTGTACCTGCTTCACCTCCACCACCGAGTCCAGAGTCAATAGATAACTTTGTTCTCATGTGAGCTGGTGTAGCTCGCTTAGAGCGTGTAGCTTTCTTAACATTAGTCTGTTGTCCTTGACGTGCAATAGCAGCTGAAAGCTGAGAACGGTGAATAGCTAAGTTAGAAGCGGCTCTAGCTGCTCCTGCTGCTCTTTCACCTTGAGCTAAAGAAGCCGCTGCAGCTTCGCCTTGCTGTCTAGTAGCAGCTTGAGCTTGTTCAATCTGCAAAGTAAACTGTCTCTGCTGAGCTGCAGAGTCCTTTTGCATTTGAGCTAACTCAGATTGAGACCTACGTTTAGCTTCTGCTGTTGCTGCTCTTGCCGCTTCAGCTTGCTTTCTAGCAGCGGCTGCTGCTTGATAACCTGAATAAGCTGTTGCTGCTGCACCTAAACCAAGGGCAATAGCGGTTCCGGAAATGAAAACCATTTAAAAAGTCCTCAGTTGTATTTAGTTTCTTCTTGGAGATTAAACTGATCCTTTAAATGACGTACAACCGCCACTTGTCCAGCAGTAAACCAAATTAGTTTCTCTTCCATACTAATATCTGGAGCCCTATCTGGATAGACCTCTTCTAGATATTTGACTATTTCCTCAGGGATGTGAGGAATCATAAGCCACCTAACCCACCTGATTTACTCTTCTCAACTAACTCTTTCTTACTCTTAGATTTAGACCTAACCTTACCTGTAGGAAGAGCACTACCAGGCTTAATAGTTACACCAGTATAACCAGGACCTGATCCTTTACTTTCTTTTACTTGCTTTCTTTTAGCTGATTCTTCTTGTGCTTTTCTTAGTGTTTGAGAAGCAAGAAACTCACCCTGTTTAGAAACGTTTCTTTGAGCAGCATAAGTTCTTTCACCTGTTGCTTTAGCTTCAGCACGGTAAGCAGTGGCTTTATCAAGTTTTGATTTACTCTCAGCAGCTGATTTACTTGAAGCTGCCTTTTGAGCTGCATACTTTGCCCTAGCAGCTTCCGTATCCTTCTTAATCTGAGCTTGTCCAGCGGTATATGCTGCTTGAGCTTCATTATGGTCTAAGGCTGCTGCTGCATACTCTTTCTTAGCTTTCTCTCGCTCTCTATCAACACCACCAAAGGTAAGAACATTAGCAACAGAACCTACTGGATCTTTTACTACATCCTTAACACCTCTACCAACAGCACTAACTACTTTTCCTGCTGTGTCTACAACTTCTTCAGCACCTCTTTTAATGTTTGCTCCAACTTTATCAGCTGTTTTACCTACATCTTTAGCAATATTAGAAGCTTTCTTTTTATAGTCATAACTACCTATATCTTTAGCAACGTTCTGTACTGGTTGTTTAACTACATTAATAGCTTTATCTAAAGGTTTGGTTACTTTTTGTACAGTTTCAACAACTGGCTTCGCTACCGCTTTATATACTTTTGCTGTTGTTTTTGCAGTATCTTTAACAATATTTTTAGCTTTTTTAACAACTGGCTTCACTACTGCTTTATATACAGATCTAGCTGCTCTTTTAACTGATCTCCAAATTCGCCACTCAAACATAGTAGGAGCTAAATCTACCTCTTCTTCTTCCTCTGGCTCATAGACAGGATCTACTGTCGCAAACGCATGGGCATAGTGTTGATCCTGAAGACCGAGCCTAATAAGAATATTAGTTCCCCAGTTTCTCCAGTTATTAAAATTAGGCATAGCTTGGTAAATCAGAATTGCTAGTTTCAAAAAAGGCAGGGACTCTAGCTCGTTTAGTATCGTCTAAACCCTCTGTCTTTCCACTGTACATCAGGTTATCTGACTGATCTAGCCAGAACTGCTTATTGAGATAACGATCCTCTGAATCTCCTAAAGGTTGAAGAACCCAATTAATTGTTGCTTTCCTTAGTTTATCTAAAGATGGGCTAGGAGTCCAACCCTTTTCTCTACACACAAGACTATGACCACTTACGTGAATGG